ACTTCTTTAGTTACATACTTAGCAATAGAAGAACCATTTTTAGATGTGTCCTCAGCAACAAAATCTATACCATTAGTATAGGTTACTTTTCCAACCTCTAAATATGCATTTTCTTCGTCTGGTTGATTAGGATACTTGACAAAATCTCCCACACGGAATATGTCAGAAAGTTGATCACCAGTAACTGCATTTCTATTGTATAAGACATTATCTATAATTCTATCAGTAAAACTATCATTAATAGGATTAACATCAACTCTTAAAGTTAATTCTTGAGTTTGTGTATTCCAAATAGTTGCCTTTCCTGTGATTACGTTGTCATAAGTTTCGTTAAGAACATTTGGATTACGTGCTACGATAGTTGCAGCATCTGGTATAGAAGCAAATACTTGAGATGGATTAGAGTCAACAGTAACATTTGTAAGACTTAATTGATTTCCTAAAGTAACTGTCTCTCCTTTTTCAAAGAATTGACTTGTTTTCACTCTAACATATACAACTTGACCACTGACTCTAGCAATAGTTCCTGTTGTTTTTGTAGTTAAACCTTTGATTGTTTGATCTGCTTGTAATTGAGTTCCACCATTACCAGCAAGATTGAACTGATAGACAGGGAAGAACTCTATAACTTGATCTCTTCTACCGAATCTATCCTCTTGTCCTTTAGCATTTTCTACTCTGTTTGTAACTGTTTTTACACTAGCACTTGATAAGTCTATTATTGGACTCAAATGAGACAAAGTAGATGACAATTTCATTTTGTATACTAAAGATTGAGACAAGTTATTCAATGTTTCATTTATTTCAGAAGCAACAAATTTTTGATTTGTAAAATAATGTGGTTCATTTAAGAATGTTCTTTCATAATCTGATGTTGAATATGATGAGTAATTTGTTGTAGTTGAGTCTACAGGAATTACATTAGTTGTTTTAACTTCTGTGTTCAATCTAGTTCCAGTAAATGATAAGTATGATACCTGTGGATATAATGTTTCAAATTTTCTATTGAATGTTGCATATACTAAATCTCCACCACCAACAGAATTACCAGCAGCTTGTGAACTTGACTGTATGTTATATGAATCAACTCCAGAATTTGATACTTGGAATAATGTATTATTCAATATAGATTCTGTTATACCACCAGTTTCTTTTGCAGTTCTGTAAAATACATAAGAATTACCGCTATCCTCAAATCCATGATCTCTATGATTTACTTTTATTATAGAGTTGTTGTTTTTAAATAATTTAGATGTTGAGTTTGTATTAGCACTAGCATTAGTTTCAAAAGGATTGTTATCTAATAACTCATAACCAAGAGAGTCATTTTTAATTAATAATTCTGCTGGTCTTGTTATATCAAACTCTGCACGATATAATGTAAACTTAAGATCTTCAAAGATATCTTCAGTCCAACTTTCAGTGTTTTGTGATCGGTAAACCGAACCTAATGATGGTTGAGTGGTGATGACCGTACTTGTTGCTATGTCGGTATCTCCTAATTTAGATGACCATAATTCATAATCAATAGAATCTGTCTCAACTGTAAGGGCATATTCAGTATCATTCTGTAAGTATACAGGGAAATCAAAAGCAAAATGTGTAGGTGTTGTTGATGGTGTAACATCTCTACCCCTATCATCCGCTACACCCATTCTAACTGCTGGTGTATCTATTTCTATAGAGGTTTGTATTTCACATCCTCCAGCACCATTTCCTACGCCTTTGACAACAACTGATGGTGCTTCTGTATATCCAAAACCTGGTAATGATACCTCAGCATTATAAATCTTACCACCAGAAACTTCTATGCTTGCAGTAGCAGTAGATCCGCCAGGCAATTGTGGACTCTCTATTGTTAGAATAGCACTATCATAATTAAGACCAGGATTTGTAACTCTAATATCAGATAATTTACCACTATCTTTTACGATAGAAAGAACAAAATCTGTACCACCTGTATCATTAGCAAAAGTTACAGAAGGTATTATTAAGTCTTCATTCGGTAAGAATGATTTACCATTATGATTACTAAGAACAACAGTGTAACATTGTTCATTAGTAAGACTATACTTACCAGATGCAGTAGCAACTAACTCTACATTATTTTTATCAAAAACACTTAATATAGGACCTGATGCAGCAGAAGAAGCACCAGTAACAAATTCACCTTTGAATATTGACATATTACCACTAGCAGCACATTTTAGGAATGTGTTTGGTGTTAATGTTTTTTCACTGCCAGGAACAATATTCTTAGCTGGTTTTTCAGCATCTACATTTGTAATGTATGTTTTAATAGGAATTGTAGAACTTTTTTGATTAAAGTATAAATCTACACCTGTTACGAAACAACCGCCATCTAAATTTTCTATCTTGAACGTTTGTGCAAGAGGATTAGGTCTTATAGGATTATCAGTATTGCTTGCAATTAACTGAACACCTTCATTAGACTTGAAGATAGATGGTTTTGTAGATACAATACTAGAGGGATTTTCTGGGAGAATACCTGTAGCATAATACTTAACTTCTGCGTATGAATCTACACCAGATTTTGGTGCATTGGAACGACTTGATGTAAATCTAAATGTCAATGTTCCTGTGGTAAAATTCAACCCTTCTACTGTGGTGTCATATCCTACAGTATCAATATCGCCTCCCCATGTAGCATTTTCATTAGGAGGTGATCCTGCTGGTAAGATAATTAATCCACTAGCATTACCATATTCATCTGTAGTTACAGGACCGTTAAATGCTGACAATGAGTTACCAGCAATTCCACTAAATCTAAGATCAGGATTTACCCAACGACTAATATTTCTTCCTTCCAAGAACACAAAGATTCTTGTATTTGGTTTCATTCTACCAATCTTAAATTTGATAGGCACACTTCTAGCAAAGAATGATAGAGATGTGGATACAATATTATCTCCTACTGTCTTAGTTTGTAATCCTTTACCAACCTCATTATTTTGAGGACTAATATTAGAGGAACTACCAACGGATGCATTTTGTACAGATGTATTAGCAATCTGTGAATTTACTCCTCCTAAAGAATTAATTGTAGTAAATGAAGATGACGCTCCTACCCAGTTTACAACAAATGAGTTATGTAAACTAGAGAAACTTTCTTTAACATTTTCTTTTGCTAAAAATATATTGAATAAATCTGTATTTGTATCTACAACAACTGGTTCTATACTGTCATCATACCACTGGTCTATTGATGGAGATACATCTGCATCACCAACATATTGTAATACGACAAATGGATTTGGATTTAATGTAGCAGAAGCAAAATTATTTCCTAACAATGATAGTGGAGAATATGGTAGCGTTACCATATGTCCTGATTTTTGATATCCAGAAACTGCTCTTTGATCTTCTCTTGTATTAACTTCTTTTAAATTTATAGAGTCTTCTTTTGATTGAGGACGTAATACAGATTGTTGTGGATCTACAGCACAACGATAATCCAACGACTTAAGATTACCAACTTTATGTGCTTCAAAATTATCAACAACAAAACCAGATTTGAATCTGTCTAGACCAATTTCATCCTTAACTTGCATGTTAAGTGCTTGTTGTTCCAGTATACTGAGTGTGGTGTAGTATTCTAATCTCTCAATACGTTTCTCTAATTTACCAATGTCACGCATTGTATAACGACGATTATCTACTGGTGTAACTCTTACATCTTTACTTGTTTTAGTAAACGCAGGAATATAGACATAGAATAATGGCACTGCATCTTCTATCATATCTGGTTTAGTTGGATTAAGAGAAGAGTTACCCTCATTAATTACAAAATTACCTTTCCTATCTAAGAAGATACCATCAATACGATCTAAGTATTGTTTTTGACTAAAGGAGAATGTAAATTCTAGATTTTTATCAGGAGCAGGACTACTAGAAACAATCGCACCAGCACCAGCAAATGATCCTTCTGTTCTTTCTAATGTAGAAGTATCAAGGAAACCAGGTATAATAGCAGTGCTATCTACTTTTGGTCTAAAATCAATTACATTTTTAAGTTCAACTATTCCTAAGACAGATGAATCAAATGATGGTATTTCATCTTCTGATACTCCTGCTTCATGTAAATAACTATCAATAGTGCAGAAATCTCCTTGTGAATGTTCAAAGTAATCAAATGCTATTACTAATTGTCCTGTTGTTTCTTCAAAACCAGGTTTCAATACGATTCTAGAAACATCGTAGATTGTATCTCTCTGTCCTGTATCAAATGTATATCTTGATGTAACATCGGTACCAGATATTAAATTACCAGCAGTGTCAATCTCAGGTGGTTGTGATGATGTTCCTTCATATACATACCTAAGTTTGAAAGCATCAGCATAAGAAAGAATTTCTACAACTTCAGTGTCATAATCTGTACCTCTTAATGGCACAACACGATCACCCGCAGATGATACTGTAATTCTTTTATTTTTAACTACAGTTTTTAATCTTGGTTTTGCATTAGATACTTCTAGTGTAGCAGTTAATTTTAACTTAGGAAATGTACCATTGCTAGGAATATTTCCAAAATATGTTGATGGTAATTGTAAACTAATACTTCCAGATGTAAGACCACTTGCAGTATCAGTAGCAGATGAAATTTCAACAGCGTCTTCTGCTACAAAAATAATGTCACCTCTAGCAATATCAGGTGCATCTCCAGCATCCAATACAGTAATGATATAATTTTCTTCAGAAAATGCAGCAAACCTTTGTGTACCAAATGGTAACTGTGCAGCAAATGTAATTGTACCACCACCTGTAGTTGCGGTAGTTACAAAATCTCTACGGAAGAAATATTTAATTTTAGTATCATCTCCACCAGCAGATATTTGAGATACTTGCTTGCTTCCAGTAGAATATAATAGTGTGCCACTTGTAGAATTGTCTACTTTAGGACGTAATCTTACAATACTAGAATTAGTAACTGCACCTGGTAGAGCAGTATCTAGATAGATTCTAGATTTATACACTCCTTCCTGTTGTGTAGCAAATTGTACAATCGCTCTAACAAGATTATTGTTGTCATCAGAAAATTGAACAAGATCACCTTGTTGTACAACAGTAGATGCGTCTGCACTAAAACTTGTAGACTCTATGTAATTAGATCCTTGAGAACCAAAAAATGTAAAATCTGTTACACTCTTAATTTCTGAGAATTTTTGACTATCTACAACTACGTCTGCTGAGAATGAATT